CGCGGAGTAATCCGCGCCGTTGCGAAGAGCAAGATTCAATATCTCACTCCTGCAACTATGTAACTTAGGTGTTATATAGTGCGTTTGGTATCACTAAGCGCGGCAGGCGATGAGAGATTGAACTCCCATGGTGAGCCTGTGGAACTGGCTAGGATACTATCTTAACATGGATACCTATTCCGTGAGGGATAGGATCAAGTTAACTTAGGTTAGGCCGTAGCCTAAGGAGATGGTAGCGAAGACCGCTAGCAATAGCGGTTGGAGCCATTGGAGACTCAATAGAAATATTGATAGCCTTTCTCTGAAGCTAAGCCATATTGCGGTTTAATCGTAGTATGGAGGCATGTAAGAGGAGCTACTTATGGTAGTTCTGAGGCAAATAATGAACCTCAGAGGGTAACCCCATGACTGGATGTCAAGGAGTCTCCTCGTAGTGATACGAACCCTAGATCCAACGGATCTTCCACAGTGTCTCTTGGTCCCTTACGGAGCGATAGAGCTAAGGAGAGTTGGCTTCTGAAAGGAAGCTGGAACCGAATTAATAAGATTGTATGGGGTTTAATCCTGTATTATCGGACTTAAAACGGAAAATCTCTCGAGCAATCGAGAGGGGTCTTTCCCGATACTTGACGTTGCCGTTTGGCAACCAAAAATACCCACCCGGGTAGAGCATACCAATGCGACCTGCAGCCGTCCATTCCTAGGAGTGGAACGGGAACTGAAGGGTTAACGGGATTAACATCCAGAAATAGTAAATATTTCTTATGCGGAATATTAGATCTCTTTATCGAGCTCTAGTACCACATACATTAACTTGGTCCTTCTGTGTAAAAGCAGAAGCAAAACTAGCGGGACTCCTGTTAAGGATAATCCCGTTAGTCTTTGGGCATCTAACACTCTCTCACGTGAAGGTAGTTTATGGTTATGCCAAGAATGTCGCAAAAATGTATCGAGCGATGGGCTCTAAGGGAACCGCGATTTATCTGAAAGCTTGTTATATTGTTACTCAACATATAGCAGGTGGGATGAAAGATCAGAGTCCCTGGGGCCTGGGCGCAAATATTGCGAGAACTCGCTTTGGGATACCTAGAATTATCAACCGGCGACACCGCTTGCTTCTTGCGAAGGGCGATGTTGGTATTATTCGGCTTTGGTTATCTCTCTTCTCTTTATATAGAGTATTAGAGTTTAAAGGATCATTGAAGCTGATGACGATTAGTGAACCTGGGAAAGATATTTCCATGTTCATGCCTCGTTGGGAATTCTGGGTCCCTGTCTTTTACGAGAAGATTCGGTTGATTACCGATGATCCGTTTAAGATGGATCTATCTAAAGATCTTTGGCCGGGTTTTATACCTTTTATACGGAAAGCTTCGCCGAATTCGGGAGGCTTCTCGGCAGTAATGTCGATTCCGTGGGATGTGGCCTTATTTGGGTCACATCTTGGTATGCAGACGATCCTGCTGGATTGGCTGAAGACCGTAGATGGTTTAGAATTGATCTGGGGACTAAAGGCTTTGTGGAAACTCATTGGAACCAAGGCAAAGTTTGCCTTGGAAGAGTTCACTAAACATGAATTTGGATCTGATGAGTGGAACGCAAAGTGGAGATCACCTCGCTATCTGGATAGAAATCCGGATGCGGGGCCTTTACTCCCCGGGGAGGAACCAGATGTTTCGCCTTTGTATTATTCGATGAAACAGGATCTGCCGACGGCAGATATGAGTCCTGAGGTCCAGAGAGCAGCTCTGCTCTCATGGTATATCAAATATTACTGGGGGAAACCGCTCTGGTTCGGCCGGCTAGGGTTTAAAGAAGAGCCAGGTAAAATACGCGTATTTGCCATGGTGAATATTCTCACTCAGACGCTTATGGCACCATTGCATAAGTGGATATTTCTGAGGTTACGTAAGATTCCGACGGACGGAACTTTTAATCAAACTGCTCCGGTGGAGCGGCTGATCAAAAGGTTTCGGAAGGAGGGCTCTTGGGTAGCCTCTTATGATTTGTCGGCTGCAACCGATCGCCTTCCACTTGCGTTGCAAGTAAGGTTATTGGTGCCGATATTGGGTGAGAAAATGGCAGCGAATTGGGCGAACCTCTTGGTTTCTCAACCATATGGTTTACCTAAAGTAGCTAAAAGTTACAATTTAGGGTTCAACAGCGTAATTTACGCTGTTGGGCAACCAATGGGAGCGTTATCGAGTTGGGCGTTACTAGCGCTGACCCATCATGCGTTAGTGCAGATGGCGGCATTCGAGGTACATAAAGTATCAGGTTGGTTCCTGAATTATGCAATACTCGGTGACGATGTGGTCATTGCTGACCGCGCCGTGGCACGGAAATACCTTGCTATAATGGCCGAGATAGGTGTAGACATCAGCTTAGCAAAAAGCTTAGTCTCAAATACCTCGTCTTTAGAGTTTGCGAAGCGAACTTGGGTAGCAGGGCGGGATGTGACTCCAGTATCACTAGCAGAGATGCTAGTTGCTCTCCGCTCTTTAGGAGCGTTGGGCGAACTGGTGAACAAGAATATGAAGTTTGGAGTGATCCAGATTTCTTCCGTAGCACGTTTCTGTGGTTTCGGGTTCCGAAACTTGGCGCGATTGCCAATCGTGTTAGGTGTAGGAAATCGTCTATCAGGGCTCGTCGCGTATCTTTGCCGCCCGGGCGGTCCGTGGCCTATGCCTCTTGAGGCGTGGTTACTCTCCGTTGCACCGGGTGCGCAAGAGGGTGAAGTTGTTGATCCAAATCGTTGGACAATAGCTTCGAGCTTATGGAGAAGAACCCTTAGTGGGCTTCTTCAATCCGTTGTTAAGTTCGAGCGACTCTTGTTCTCTCTAAGTATGCCGCATTATACTGAGCTAACTGTGTGGGTTAAACCTGCACAGGGCGTCAAGTATGATCCAGCAACCGCTAGAGGAAAAGGAGCAAAGCTTAAGGTCGAACGACCTTTCTTTGCTTCTTCAGTTAAAGAATTCTTCGGGATGGACCGAGATTCGGTCATCTGGGATGAATTCTTTACTGAGTGGGTAGCAAGACCTTATACAAATGGGTTGCGGAAAGCTCACGAACGTATCGACGATCGTCTGAGAGTTTACGAACCAGGAATTCTTCCTGCTTGGAATACGTTATATGACATATTCACGGAAATCGGAACCTGTGAAGAAGGAGTTAATCTCCTTCCGACCAAGATTGGGTATACTCAGCGTATTGACGATGAGATTACCCCGTCTGCGAAGCTAATCACTTTGTGGCGACGACTACGAGTTATAGCTCATCGAGAGCGTATTTCGAGTGTCAGCGTAAGAGAGGGTTATGTTGACGCGCCGCAGGCGCGGAGACGTCGACGTGGAGGCTAGTCAGGCTGAAGCGTTAGGGAGTACCCAAAGTTATCTTAGAGCTTAGGCTGAGCCTAATTCTCGAAGACAAAAATGTAGTGCGTCACTAAGCGCAATCAG